CAGACAATCCGTTGCGGCGGTAACAATCACAAAGCTGTCCCATCCGGAGAAGAAGTCAAAACGGGATTCAACTGACCCAAAAGTCGTGGGATCACTCAAGCCGCTGCTGTCGAGATCCGTTGTGATGGTTGTTGCGCCTACTGCAGAAATCGTTTGATCCACATTATAATCGGCAGCAACCAAAAACCCGGTTCCGGTGATGGTATCTCCAGCCACAAAACCATGGGCTGATCCTACGGTCCACATGGTCGTGGACCCGCGTGTAATCGCCGTCACTGTTTTCTCAAGAAGCTTTTTCGGACTTGGAACATACCAGACGGTGAGGGTGTCATTGGTTGAGGGTTTCGGATTAATCCGCAGAGTTGATGCTTGGATGTGGTAGCGCATCCGCCTTGCAACGGAATAGCGGCTGCCAGTGTTACGTTGACTAAAATTATAACGGTGCAAAGGGATGGAGTCTGAACCTACATTCAAATCCACCCCTCGCATTTTGTAAAAATCAGATGGAAGATCGTAACTTTGAGTACCAGATACCAACTGCACGGAACTTGAGATCAGGAAATAATCTTCGGAGTTTGCACTGGTGACAATTAAGTCATACAACTCAGCATATCCCCTGTTTATGTACCGCAGCATTTCAGTGTCTGTTATGAATTGAGAGTTTTCCATGTCAGCACGCTGCCGGCATAAAGTTCTCAATTCGCTCAAAGCTACATAATCAGTCATATCAATAGCTCATATAGATTCCATGGATGGACTCAAGGATACCGTGCGTGTCACCGTCTTGGACGGCGGCCACCAGTTCCTCTGCCATGCCATGCTGTTCATCAGAGTATTCGGAAACCTCTTCTTCCATTTCTTCAGTTTCACCAAATTCCATTTCTTCTTCTTCCATCATGTCCGGGGGATTTTTTTTACCCTTCCCCAGAATCATGATGGCGGTTTCTTTTGGTCCATACATACACCCTCCTTATTGGGTGAGTGATGTATTCCGCATAAAAACCACAAAGTGGACTATGGGTCCGGTGAGATCCACCGGCGGTGTCCCGCCGATGTCTTCCAGATCATAGTCGTGGATGATGAAACTTGATGTACCTACATCACTCGTATTCAGCACGATGTTGGACGCCGCCTCAGAATCCAGTTCAAAAGTGGTCTGTACCGAGAGGATTCCTGGATAGGAATCAGCAAAGGTAACTTTCCATTTTCCTGTTCCTGTGCGTGTCACAGAAAATCCTGTCCCGGTGTAAACCGAGGGATCAGATGTGCCTTTAGTCACAAATGATCCTGGAAGGATCTTCAGTTCCGGCTGCAGTGCCTGCGTTCCATAAAATGTTTTATTGGCCATCAGACCTCCTTATCAAGATGGAAGGGTGATCACGCAATTGGAACCTGGAGCTTCACAAGCAAGTTGTCCGTAGGAATGAACTCTACATTCAACGCCGTCATCTGCGGATTGCCGCAAAACGCGTAAGCCATCGAGTTCTGTGAGCTGAACCACTGGACCAATTGACATTAAAGACCAGCGTTTCAGTTCCAATAAAAATGCCGTTGATTCGGGGCATGATTTATCGGGGATGATTTTCACAATTCCATGCGGTGCATAGAAATCAAGCGTCCGATATCCACTGATGGAATCACTTTGCTTGACCTCACGCTGCACTTGTGCATTAAGCGTTTTTTCAATCTTCACAAAATCGGCAAACGAGCAGAATAAATAATCCGGCTTTCCACCTTCTCTTGCTGTGATTGCGGCTGCTTCGATGAGCGACTCCACGATAGTCATCGAGGAACCATCAAGGCGCTGGCCACCCAGGCGGGTTGCATCAGTGCTACGGTCCTGACCGAAAAAGCTATCTCCACCTGACGGTGCAGTAGTTGGCAGCCACCCTTCCATTCCAGTGATTGTTTCATCATAATTTCCCTGGACATATAAATAGTCCGATTGGGCAACCGCGGCGATGCCTGCAGTCAAATTTCCTGTGCAGGTAATCTGATCGCTTGTGGCAGTTCTGTCGATTGATTGGATGGTGATGGTTCCAGATCGAACTGATCCACCTGATTTGGTTCCGGATGCCTGCAGGACCATTCCCACCTCAAAATTGGTCACATCCGTATCCTTGACCAAGTCAATGACAGCAGATCCAACCGTTGTTGAAGTTGAAATTTGACCTATGGCACCAGATCCATCCCGATAAAGGGCAGTGGCAATTGAATCACCAACTGATCTGAGAACACCATCAATTTCAGTGGTCATCGCATTCAAAAAACTGAATCGATCACCTTCTGATGCTGCGACTGCTTCACCGGCGATGGTTGCAACTCCATACGCGGTTTTCCGCGTCATGAGGAATTCACCAATCTTGGATGCAGTTGCGTTGGATTGTGCAGTGGAAAACACTGCAGAAACGCCCTGTGGGCGATTGAAATATACCGGTATGGGAGCATTTTTCCCTCTAAACTTTTCATCCTTTGGAACAAGTTCCATAAAAGGATGAGAGTCATACACTACCTTTGCCACCTCCGCAGCACGGTAGTATTGTTTGAGGGCATTATCCCACGCCGCGAGGGTCGTGGCAGTTGCCATGAGAATCTTTCTGGCGCTCCATGCGCCACCTGGACTGTTTAGCTTCTCACACTCGTATCAAATACTGCTAGTGCTTCTTCCAGGCGTTCCCGCTTGGTTAGAGGCGCCCGCGATTTAGACGGCGTAGAAGCAGAGACTTTGTTTCGTAAAGTTCTCTTGCGTGTCCTTTGAGATTCCGATGGCGTGTCCTGAGATGGGCCATCATCGGTGTGGCCCAAGAGCTTCTTCATCTTGGCAGAAGATGCCAAGGATCGCGTCTGCTCTTCATAAAAATCCTCCACTTCCCGGAGGATATCATGTTCCGGCTTAATGGTTCCAGATGTAGTGGCCGTGATTTTCTGCATCTCCAGAATAGTCGGCCATGCATTGTCCCATTGCGCGCGGAGCAATTCGTATTTATCGTCAGTCTCAACGATGTTTTTTAATTTTGCAACATAATCATTAACTTGTTTCTGTTTCTCCATTGATTCCAGCTTTGCCAAACGCTGCTCGACTTCGGGACTTTGTTTGTTTGTGGCTACTGGTTTCCCATCTGACAAGACTTGTTTGGTTGCATCCTGGTAGTTCCAACCCACTTTATTGACTGCAGTCATCATATCCCCAGAATCTGCAGCTGCTTTTGCTTCCTGGAATGGTTTTAATTCTTCTTTTAACTTTTGAAGTTCTTGTCTTTCTTTTTGAAGTCGGCGTTCTTTTTGAGCCACTTTTGAAAATGCACGACTGATTCTAGGCTGCTCCGGTTCTGCATCTTCTGTGGTTTCAACTTCTGCAGTTTCAGTTTCAGCTTCAACTTCTGCAGGATCATCCACCTCTGGAGCTTCTTCAATCTCTGCACTATCTTCGACTTCTGTGGTTTCGGCCCCGCGTCCTTTGGACTCAAGCCATGCATCCACACCGGCCTGGTCTTCTGGTGGTAAAGTTTCTAGTTCTTCACTCATACTGGCAATCCTTCTTGCTGCGGCATTGCCGCGTCAATGGTTTCAGTCATTGGTGTTTCCAAACCTGGAATGGCTGCACCTTCCAATCCTTCTAATCCAGGAATTCCTGGAGCAGCTGCTGCGGCTTCCCCTCCTGGCATCTCAGGCCCGGTGGCCTCCTGGCCTTGTTGCATCAGGGCATCACATTCATCAATGAACTGCAGCATCATGTTCAGTTTATCAAGTTCCAATGAATCCTGCTCGGCTTCCAGATAGGCAATGGTCATCCGTTCCTTTGCATAAATGAGGTCCATCATCGGTTCTGGTGCATGGTATTTAGAATCCTCCAGGATCTCGGAAATCCGCCACTCNACATCACGTTCCAGTGCATCATAAAGGGATGTGACACTTTCCAGATCTGGAAAATCCAACAGCCGGATGATGTGTTCTCGTCTTTTTATCACTCCACTCTGGACCAACTCGGTGACAGCCTGCAGCCGCCCTGCCGGGGTTGATGGTAGAAGACTGACCGGGTAGGCTTGCAGCACATAATCTTTTTCTGCCATGTCGATATCTTTAAAATCAAGTTCCTCCAGGGCGCGTCTTTTAAATCCTTTAACTGGAAATGATCCGGATTCACTGACAATCTCGCGTGCAAGATCCTGGAACCATTTGGCTGCATCCATGTATGCTTTTTCATACTTCTGACCTACCGTGATAAAACGCTCAGTTTCAATGTCATGATACGTTCTCAATGCAGCACCACTGTCCAACCCGGAAGGTTTTTTGCCGGTTGCAGATAATTCAGAAACGCCTGCAATTTCATAGGCACGTTGGTACAGCCGATCCAGATGGGAATAGACTTCGGATGACATAGCAGTGGGTGTGTAGGAAATCGGCGGCTGACCTACATAGTTGACTATCGTTCCAGGGTTATTTCTTAAACTGGATTCCACCACACGGCTGCCATGTGCCACAAAGATCCAAGGCACACTGACCAGGTGCATCGCCTGCTGAATGCGGAGGGCGAGTTTATTGATTTCAAACTGGATTGATTTGAGGGATTCCACCAGGGAGATCCCTGACCATCCAAGGACTGAATCACCCCAAGTCATGGTGACAAATGGATAAGTATTATAGTTATATTGTTCATCCACCAAGACCAGATTATCCATGGTGATCGCGTGCTTGCCGTCATCGGCACCATTGATTGACGGCAGATGCCATGATTCGACNACTTCAACCATTTCCGCATCATGCCCCTCTTCACCGAAATAATCACTGTCTGAAGAATTGGAATAATAGATGATCTGTTCCTCATATTCTGGAAAGTTCAGAATCATCTGCTGCAAAGGCACACGCTTCACCTGGTGCAGGGATGGTGGAGTTTCCGAATACATTGCCGCATTGAGATCCCACAAAAGTTCATTTGGAAAAACACGTTCTGCAAATATCTCAGAACCCTCCCGTCCTACTTTCATTGCAGCCAAATCAAAGATGCACGCATCCTGGAAGATTTTAGGCATCAGAGCATAAAGATCCACCTGGTGGAACAGACCCTCCATGGCATCNGTCANCTTCTTCGCCCTGGTCCGCAGCCGATAATCACCNCGTTTGGTCATGTACATGGGGCGTGGCCGAGACTTGCCAAGGCGGGAAACCAAGGTGTCAGTTATGTTTCCTACCACATTAAGACGCATCCTAAAGTCCTCCGCCATTGGCAGGCCGATCCGCATCGATGGTTCAAACCTGTCGAGTGCTTCATAATTTCTTTGGGTGTACATCCGGAGCATATCGATGTTCAGCTGCATCCGGCCCNCATGGTCCTCTTTGAGCTGGTTGATTGTCTGGGTTAGGCGGTTTCCCAGCTCGTCTTCANTATCTGCTTGCCACCAAAATGCCATTANGACTCCTGGTATTCTCGGATTAGACTATTTTCAGAAGGAAGTGCAGGCATTTTCAGTTCCGGCATTTCCTGGTAAAATTTCACTTTCAAACCATGTCCTTCAAACTCTGCCACCCGGTTTTCACTGAGGTATTTGATCAAATCTCTGGAGTCTTCCAGGGTTGTTACTTTACGCAGCACGTTCTCTTCTCCTCATTATCTGGGGCGCCTGCATCTGTGCCATCTGCTGGTTTCGTTTTTTGATCGGCTGCTCCAGTTGGGTTAGGAAATCATCAGATTGAGGATTGAAAAGACCAATGTTCCCGATTGCAGATTTGATCTGTTTCGGATTAAAAACCACAACTTCATTCCCACCAACGATGGCATCAAATCCAGATTCCTCTGCCAGTTCTGACATGTCGATTCCAAGGGTGTCGGTCAGATTTTCAACAAACTGCCAGGGTA